ATGCATCCTTACCACCCATGAGCCTCGTTCCGAACTGACCACACGGTTCGAGAAGGTTAATGTTATTCGAACCGGTGTAATCGTTGGCCAGCTTCACGATCGTCTCTGCGAGGGATACTTCGCCGTGATGATAGGCGCTTTTCTCAGCCACGTAGGCTGCGAGCTGTGCCACCTTCATCTCATCCTTGAGATTCTTCTGGAAACAAGAATACATCACCTTCCTCTGAGAGGGCTTGAGACCGTCAGCCACATGAGCAATTGATCGCTTCAAATCAGCCAATGAGAAATTCACGAGATCCTTGTGAATAAACTCTGAAATATCCAACTGCTTAATGTTACCGTAGGGTACTTCGAGTTGATTCGCCTCCTTGGCGGTACTCTCGAGGAGCCATGTCTTTCGTGCATCAGCCTTCTTCTTGTCGAAAGCGAGAACAACCGACTCATCCGTCATAACATCCATGTCGAACTTGACCGTGAGTGTTTCGATCATCTTAAAATATTCCCGAGCCTCGGCACTCGTAGATGTACCGAGACCCTTATAGTACTTGATTCGCCAGCCAGCTTTTCCGTCTCCATACCATGCACGGAAGGCAGAGTCTGTGTAGAAGGATTTAGACTGAGATCCCTTCGTGGCTTTAATGATCGGAGTCACCATCGAAACGACGAATCCAAGATCAAGAAGAGATGGCCAAAATGCGTGGATCATGTTAATAATCAACCCCTTGATGTGGGAACCGTCATTATCTGCATCAGTCATGATCATAAGACGTCCGTATCGAAGCTCGGAAACATCCGTGTACTCCTTACCCTGCTGAAGCCCGAGGATCTTCTTGAGATCGGAAAACTCTTGGTTCGAACTCAACTGTGCGACAGAAGCATCGCGCACGTTCTTGCATTTTCCCCTTAGGGGAAAGACTCCGAAGTGGTCCCTGCCGACCACGGAGAGACCGGCAACGGCAAGCGTCTTGGCCGAGTCACCCTCTGTGACGATGAGAGTACACTTTTTCGATTGGGCTGTACCAGCTTTATTCGCATCATCGAGCTTCGGGATTCCGGTGATTTTACTCTTACGAGCTCCACCGTCAGTTTTAGCCAGCTCTTTCATCTCCTTGAATTTCGAAAGCGCTGTGAGTTCATCAGAAATACCCGTCTTCAAAACGTTTTTGACAAATGTTTTGGGCAATTCAAACTTTGACCCAAAGTCCTGAGCCTTGAGCGTACACTCAGATTTGACCTGACTCGAGAAGGTAGGATTTTCCAAGGTCGCCTTGACGAAGATGCGAAAGGTTGCCTTGACTTGTTGAGGCTTTAGCTTGATCTTCTTAGCCATATCATCAATGATTCCTGAAGCAACCAGTGAAGCCACATGATCTACATGCGTACCACCCTTAGTGGTGCAGATACCATTCACGAAGGAAACCTGCTCCATACCATCTTCCGAAGGTCCGATGCAAACAGACCAGCGATCAGTTGTAGCACAGTGTACATTGTCCACACCAGTGTGCATTTTCGCGTAGGCTTCGAAGTTTTGCTTGGGAAGAGCTTCGCCGTTAAACTTCACTTTGCAATTTGCCGAAGTGCAGATGTTTGCATCCCATACGCGCTTTTCAAAGATTTTGTAGATATTGAAATCCATCTTGGTCATACCAAACCGTTTCCAATCAGGGACGAATGTAATGGATACAGATGACGTGGCACCCGAATGTTTTTTGATTTTTGGAGGTTCACACACAGACATATTATCCGACCATTTTTGTGTGTACGTTTGTTTCGTTTCATGGTCTTTGATCACGATTGAAAAATTGCTCGAATAAATATTGGTCAGCTTGGCTCCGTATCCATTACGGCCACCCACGATACGTTTTTGATTGTCATCATAGTTGGTACTTGTTAGAAGATGTCCGAAAACGAGTTCAGGGTTCCAAATTCCTTCTTTTTCGTGCATTTTAACAGATATTCCACCTAGTGGGCCATTATTTTCGATGGTTACAGAACCGGATACTTTATCTACGGATACAGAGATGGACGTTACATTTTTAGGATGGAGTGAGTTGCGATCGATGGCATTGACGAGGATCTCATCAAAGATCTTGAGTAAACCAGGTGAGTACTTAGTGCTCTTCTTTTCGAACTTTTGACCGTTAAGAACCCAATAGGATTCTGTACTTAAATTGGTTGGTCCTACGTATGAGTCAGGTCTCTTGAGAACATGCGCGGTGTGTGTCAGTTTCTCAACGCTCTCCATGATTCTTATATTTATAACGTTTCTATTCTCTAACTTAGGTTCTATTTTACGGTGCGTTTGGGCAATAATGTCCACTTATGGTTAAGGCAGACTTGAACATATTTTTGGGTTCAGAATGATATACACAATACCATCCACCACATATTGGACACTGTATTTTCGGTCCATTTCCGTTATCACTACAGTTGGATTTATACTGATTAGACGTTCCACATCGAATTTTTTTATTATTTAGTTCTTGTTCTAATTTTTCAGCTTCCTTTTTTCTTTCTATTATTTTCTCGATCTCTGTTTCGCTTGGTTGTAAGAATTTTATTACATCGAGAACTTGAAAATTTCGTAGTTCATCTGTATAATCCGCATGTAAATCTTCGAAAAAATAACGTATCGCAATTTTACCCCCGTATCCACATGTAACATAAGCAGTACCACCTGCCGGTATACGCCCTTCTTCTGGATTAAGACCCTCGGCTTGGATAATTTCTAACGCCGTTCTACCTTCAAAAACACCCGTACCAATAGCGGCATCTATTTTACCCACCGAAGCTCCCTTGTAAATATACACTTCATATTTTACAATGAATTTACTCTCATTTTGTAGCATAACTTTATTGCGACACGGTTTTGTGATACAACAAAAATAGTTTGGCACCGATGATAACATCTCTTTACTAACGTTTAGAAACAATTTTTGTAATCTGATCTACAACTTTTACTACCGAGATAGCATAAGAGAACATGTAAAAACACTTGAGTGTAAATCTATTATTAAATCTCGGAAGCGGAACTTTGGGATTGGTCAGTTTCTTGTGTATTCGTCTTATAGCATTACACGTTTTGAGATACTGTCCTTCTGACATATGTTCCCTCGTATTATCTATGGTGTTCATCACTGTGATTAGATCTTGATCTACCACCATTAAAATATGAATCGATTTTTTTTATAATAATTGAACTTGTACATCGAGTATGGAATTATTAAAAAATAATTTAAAAGTATTCTCGACATATTTTTTTTAAAAAAATTATCTTTAATTATTTATATTTAAATTAAATTTTCTGGCGCACCGCAAAAGACCGCCAAACCACATGAGCAATTCTTCCTCTGTTTTAGCCCGACTTCTGGGTATCATACGACGAATCTGTCCAGTTTCCCTGAGTTTTAACAGATTGGGTGTGATTTTTGGTTTCTGTACAAAACATGAGTAGCATACACGTTCAAGTTTAAGACCGGTGAATGAGTACATTTTGTGATTATTATCCATAAAAATAGGACGTATACGCCGATACCATTTTATAAATTTCTTATTCGGTTTCTCATATGTTTTTATACATGGACTCAGAGGAGCTTGACATCTCGAGCAACAGGAAGTCCATTTTATAAACATGTAAATAAAATGTTCATATACTCTAAATGAGTAAAGTATTACCGTTTATTATCGGTATTATCATAGGTTTCGGTATCATGTTTATCATTCAACTTCTCAGAAAGAAAAATGGTGCCGGAAGTACTAATCGAATTTTAGGATTTTCGTATTCTCCAAACACGAGTCTCCTTTTAGATTTCTTAGCTCGTGTACAAGAGATTGTGATTCCCAAAGTCCAGGGTCCTATATGTTCCCTTCTCCACGCGAAGGAATTGGATCTCGATAAATTGGATGATTTTTCTGATATGCAAGTGCCTTGTAACGAGATAATCACACAGATCGATAATGAGAAAGCCAAACTTAAGAACGAATTAGATTCGGGTGATAATGTTAAAATTAACGAAATTGCGGATCTTTTATACACGGAGTTAGATTCTCTAAAGGATAAGATCGTCAAGCGATTCTGCAAAGATGAAGATTCTACCATATCTTCCACTCAATTGAAAGAACTCATCAAAGAGACTCGTGCGGGATTTTGTGACGGTTTCGACACAACACCTAAGAAGATTGCGGATATTTTAGAAGAAAGCGGTTTTAACACCGATTTCAATCCCGAAGCTATATTTAATATGGCTACAAATTCTATTGCACAAAGAGGACCAATTGTCACCGAAGAAAAAAGCACCGAATAAAACCTAAGTCGGTCATAAATTTTCAAAAAAAACAAAATGTCTTACCAAGAGTGCCTCGAGAATGCTATGCGTATACGGAAAGTGTCTTCGCCAGATGATGAGTGTATCCGTCTGGCGAAGGGACTGATGAAATTAAAAAGGGGATACGACACACACGCACAGAAAAAGAAGAATAGGTCGGCGATTCTTATTGAGGATATTAAACCTATAATTCAACATAAACCCATAAAGAGTTCGGGTATTTGTCAATCAATGACTCTTAAGGGTAAACGGTGTACATTTAAGGCTGTGTGTGGAAATTATTGTAAAAAACATAGCCTTAAACAGGATGATATGGTGTTAGGTGAAAAATGTGTAGTCGGCTCTTAATATTATTTTATCATGTTATATAAATGTTAGATCAGGAAACGTTGCAACCCGTCGTCATCTCCATGATTGTATACTTAGCTTTGGCCAAGATGTTACCGGAATTACTCAAGAAACCTACGGGTATTTCTTTCATAGATGAGCTTAACATGATGCTCATTTCTCAGAAGGGAATGTTAGGTTCTGGCGCACTCTTAACCGGTTTGGTAGTTTTCATCACCAATTACATTCAAGAGGAATTCGCTTAAAACAGTCTCTTTACTCACTAAGTGTTTAGTGTAATCGTGTCTCATATACCTTACATCATTGTCGTACGCAGATTTCATGAATTCCATGAGTTGGTCAAAGTTTGGTTTACCCCACTTCATACCCTTCTTAAATAAGAAGTCATCCTTATCCAATTCCTGAATTTCACAATCTATCGTATATGGCGTTTTTATATATTCTGGAGCTCCACCATAGTTTGTGATTATCACCGGTTTATCCCTTAATGCCGCCTCTACAGCTCCCATACCAACACCCTCAGAACTCGAAAAGCTCAGATAACAATCTCCTCTCCAATGTATTTCGTCCATCTTATCATCAGGAATTAAACCGTTAATAATTTCCACCCTAGGTATTTCTATTTGTATATCCTGTTTACACGTTGCTTTGACGAGTAATCGAGTATTAGGCTCGTTCATACGTATGAATGCTTCTAAAATTCTATTAAAATTTTTACGTTGATCGAGTACGTTTCCTATGAAGTAAAACGTATACGGCTTTTTTCGAGGTTTTGGTATGTGTGCATGAACTACATAAAAATTGTTGTCGGGAAACTGATTAGAGAGCACCCTTTTACAAAACTCACTGGGAACAGCTACATCCTTGAACTCTTTCATGATCATACCGTAATCTTCATGAACTGTTTCCGTTTCACATACAGTCATACACGCTAAATTTTTAATACGTGTTCTCGCATATGTAACGTACTCCATGTTATTCGCGAGGGGTAAAAGAAATATCAGGCCATGATCACTTTCCGGAAGTTTAGATCCGATTTGATAATATCCGGACGATCTAAACAGTTTCGTGTATTTTTGGGCATGTTGACCTATACCAGCCAAAAGTGTTGGACCGATGAATATCATTTAGTATAAAGATAATCTTTCTTTTATATATAGTAAAATGTCGACTATTCGCGAACGTATTGATTTTGAGCTTACCCAGGTGCATCTTGATAAGACTAGGTTATTTGGAATAATCTCCCAGCTCGTTGATATGTGCGAAGCTGGTGGTCCAGGTGGCGTGGGTCTTCCCGGCCCCGCCGGCCCTCCCGGCCCTCCCGGCCCCGCCGGCCCCGCCGGTCCTCCAGGTCCTCAGGGTCCTCCCGGAGCGAGTGCCGCCCCTGTCGCTAAGAAGCCTGCCGCTAAGCCCGCTGCCAAGCCCGCCGCGAAGAAGGTTGTTAAGAAATCCGATGAATAAATTTAGAAATAATAGTAAATGATAACTGTGACCGCAAAATTAGTGGCTCCAATGTGTTCATGTAATTCAAATGATAAAAAGCGTGTATTCGTTGTTCATAACCCCATGGTAGAACCTATGCAGTTATCAACATTGTCACAACGTATATCTAAGTATAAGAGAACGCAAGTAAAAGATAAAAAAATCGCGGAATTCAAAACGAAGATGTGTGGAGCTTCTCTTAAATTTGCACGGGAAGCGCTCGAAGTACTGGAAGATTTATACGGCGATTCAGCTTTCGAGGATTTATAGGTAAGGCGTGAGGCACTATACCACTTTTATATACAGATCCCAAGAGTAAACCTGCAGAGAGTGCACGTGTAGGTGCAACTCCAAATGTAGCTGGAATTGTATAAATTCCATTTTTAACGTCGTCTTCGATATCTTCTATATCGGCCATATTACTAACACTTGTGGCCAAAAGACCCATCGCTATTGTTTCGTCTTGAATGACATCCACGTGAGCTATCAGGTGAGGAACCACACTGATCGCTCCCGCCCAAAAAGTTCCCACGTAGAATGGTTTTAATAACGGTAGATTTTGTTTAAATGAAGGGTACAGAAGTATAGACATGATTTCTGGTGCAACTAATACAGTTTGATTTGTGTACCATAAAATCAAATTTGCAGTTAGAAGAGCCGCTGCTATAGATTCAGGTGTATCTTCTGTTTTGCCATCAAGGTAACGATCTCCACCGTACGCCCATCTCGCAGATGACATGATATATAATAAAGGTAAAGGTTCGAGTGGTGTTCCCGAACATAGAGCTAATATTGTCATAATCGTTCCCACACCTAGGCCAGGTAACATTTGTTTCTAAAGATGGTTAATCTTTAAATATCACCGTAAATTTCTAAAATATCTTTAACCACTAAACTTCTCTCTATATCTGCGTGTTCAAATGTAATGCATTCTATACGTTTGTGTCGTTTATCTTTTATCTTTTCGTATATATCTTTTAGTCCGTTATCATCATATTTACGATCATGTTGTTTGAGGTCACCTGTTATGACCATTTTACTGTCATCGCCCATGCGCGTGAGTAACATCTTCATTTGATTAGGGGTGCTATTTTGCATCTCATCTGCTATGATGAAGGCGCTTTTAAACGTTCTTCCTCTCATAAATGCGAGAGGACAAATTTCTATTACTTTTTCTTTAATCATTGAAGCTATTTGAGTTTGGTTATAAAATTCCGCAAAAATATCCATGATGGGTCTCGTCCACGGATCCATTTTTTCTTCGAGAGTTCCAGGTAAATAACCAATATCCTCTTCTACGGAAACTGCTGGGCGGGTTAGAACGATTTTTTTAAAGGAATCATCATTTAAGCCTTGGATAGCCGCGTAACATGCTAACATAGTTTTACCTGTACCAGCTGGACCTATTGCAAACACCATAGGTTTCATACCATATAAAACGCGGTTATAATCCCTCTGGTGATCGTTCTTCGGGATGGTCGTCGGAATATTTATTTCCATATCCAAGTCATCTTCGAAAAATTCAGCTTCATATGAACATGGTGACAATTTTTCGCGACGACCTTTCTTACCCATACTAAATACTCATATTTTAAATGTACAAGATTTAAAGAATATAATCACAATTTTAAAAATGAAAGTTGCGGTATTAGGTAGTAATGGTTTTATGGGAAGATATTTTTTATCTGTACATGGCGACTGGCATGGTATAACTCGTCACGATGTTGATTTAATGGACCAAAACGAAGTTGAATTGTTCCTTAAAAAATCCAATTTTGATGTAATAATTCATTGCGCAGTTTTAGGAGGTAGTATGTTAAAGGAAGAAACGGGCGACGTAACTCATTCTAACATACTAATGTTCGAAAATGTTCATAGAGTTTTTAAAGGGAAGCTCATATACATTTCAAGTGGAGCATCTACACTTGGAAATCCACCCACAAAACCTTATGGTTTATCTAAGTGGATAATAGAAAAAAGAATAAGACAAATACCAGACGCGTATATATTGAGAGTTTTTGGGTGTTATGGTTCGGGTGATGGATCGTCTGTTTACAGGGATAGATTTAAAAGTATTTGTAAGCGTGACGGTCATATCACTATAAATAAGGATAAATATTTTGATATGATCGATGTCGAAGATGTAAGACGTGTAATACACGATTATGTTTGTAACATTCGATGCGAGAAGGAAATGGATCTTGTATACGAGAAAAAGATGTTATTATCCGAATGGGCTACCTTTTTCGGAGCAACTTATGATATTGTTGATAATACATCTCTGGATACACCGTACATATCTTACGGTGATAGAACACGATTATCTAATTAAATTTATATATGATGGAGTATTATTTTCCATAAATTCGCTAAATAACATATCCGTCAATTTGTCTGGTTTGTACGTTTTAATGTTTTCTAGTGTGCTAATTACTTTAATATCATCGCCAGCCCAATGCGAGAATCCGTCATGGGAATAATCATCATCTCTACCAGATCCTACAAGTTTTACATTGACTTTTTCGTTATTTACATATGTACGCAAAAGTTCAAATGGTCTAAATAACAAAAATGGTGTTATTGAATAACATATCGGAATGTATCCATTTTGAGCTAAACCAATGGCTGTACCCACCATCAGCATTTCGGATGATCCGACATTTATAGCTCTATCCGGATAATCCTTACGTATATCATTTAGAACACCATATCCAAGATCAGCGGTTATTAAAAATACATTTGGGTGTGTAGACATATATTCATGTAATCTTTTTGCAAAATCTCTACGCATTATATGTAGATAACATCTCTTCTTTATCTTCATTAGAAAGAACGTGATAATGTGCTTGAAGTCCTTTTAAGAATTTAAAATTAGGATTTGTTGTGAACCATATATTTGTTCGCCAGTTAAATGCTTTTAGTCGAAGCCATAAATAAAATCTGTTAACGCGATCGTACGCCGAATAACCATTTATGTTTACATGAATCTTACAATTTTTTAAGTTTGCTTTGTGAATATAAGTTAACGCTTCCCAAACAGAACCTTCGGCACATTCTCCATCGGATATAATTACGTGAACATTTCGTTTTCTATCGGCCAAAGCGTATCCAACCGCTATTAATATTCCGCAACCGAGTGATCCAGTTGATACATGAATATTATTATCTATGTCCCTGTTTGGGTGAACGCCGTGTTTTAGGTACAATTCATTTGCATCTTTTCCGTCGTACACTTCCAATGCTGCGTATAAAGCTATACCTGCATGACCAGAACTTAGTATTACCACGTCATTACTAGATTTATTTTCAAAAATATTTTTAATAATAGGAACGGTTGTTACGCAACTACCCACATGCCCTATTTTATTTTTGTACGCCACATCTAACACCGTGTTTAAAAGTTTTTGTGTATTATTCATTATATACAGATATATTACAATCTTTATATAGATAAAGATACGACGAGTATTTAATGTATGAAAATTACATATACAATTCAAGTTTGTAACGAATCACGAGAGTTGTTTTCTCTTTTAAATTTTCTGGTGCAAGTTATAGATACCGAGGATAATATACATGTTGTAGTAGATAGCGCTAATAAAACGATTAAAGTTCAAAAGGTTATAGATTATTTTCAAGATAAAATAAACGTATTTGAACGCCCATTTGACAATTTTTATGACAACGCAACTTATCATAGTAATATTTCTACCGGCGATTACACATTTTTAATAGATGCCGATGAAATGCCACAAGAAATGCTTATTAAAAATATAAAAAAGGTAATCGAAACAACTGATGCAGAAATTATATGGATTCCCAGAATAAATATTCATCCCGGCGCTACACGCGAATTCATAGAGATGTCTAATTACAAGATAAACGATAATGGGTGGATAAATTGGCCGGATTTTCAGTCTCGTATATATAAAAATTGTGGTAATGTACAATGGACAAATGAAACTCATATCAAATTAACGGGTTCTTCAAAATGTATTTATTTGAACCCCCTTCCGGCGTTAGCATTATGGCATATTAAATCCATAGAAAAACAACTGGGACGTTGGAAGGATGATAATGTAACTACACCTACAGAGGGTAATTTATATTATGAATTGATGTAGTTAAAGGATACATGTAATAGTCATATAATGGTAACTTTTGGACATGTTAAAAGAATAAAAACATCTATAAATTCTATATTTTATTCTGTAATAAGATATAAAGGTGATATTTTGGCTTTTGGAAGACGACATTATGGCCCGGAAGACACGGTGATTAAGCTTGTAAAATTGAATGAAACTTTTGATATAATTGATGACAATGTTATGTTATTATACGGCGAAGATCCAAGATCTTTCATTTATCGAGATAAATTATACATACTAAACAATCTATGTAATAGAATGACTTTAATAGATTATGAAAACAAAAGTTCTATACGTATACCCGCCAATGGTAAAAATATAACTTTTATACCGTATGGTGATAAACTATATTACATACACTACATGAAACCTTTAAAGTTATTCGAACTTAATATGGATAAAGGAATTGTTAAACATGTAGAGGTTTTAGATGATTCGGAAAAAATAGATGGTGAAGAGCCATTATATAGAGGTGGTACACCGGGATACATGTTGAATGAGTATGAGTATTATGGTTATGGGCACAAAACCTATAAAGTGGATGACACCTTGAAACATGATATTTATAAATGGGTGATAAATTTTAAAGGAGAAAAACCAACAATCACCATCAATGACTTGGAACAACCTATAAACTCCAAAAATATATGCGATCCGACAAGTGTGATAGAAATAGATGGTAAAAAATATTTAGTGACAGCTGAATCTGATAAACCGTGGTTTTGTACTCAAGATTATGTGACAAACGTGTATGAGATTGGTGGTGTAAATAAGGGAAGTGGTATGATATATGGGCAAGTTGAAGGGAGATTTTTTCTAGAACAGGATTTGGGTATAGTGGGAGATAATAAACCATCAACTTTCACACTCTCCGAACTGATAGAAACGTTTCCGCAATGGAAACATATAACTGAAACTCTTCGAAAAGATTATAATACAGTTAACTTATGTACAATGTTTGAAACGGACGATGTTCATCCATATATAATTTCTCAAATGAAATTATTTGATACAGTTTTTGTTCCTTACCCTTTTTTGAGAGATATATTAATACGTAATGGTGTTAATTGTATTTCGTTAGATTGGTGGACATCATCTTTTTTGAGATCTAAACCTCAAGTTAAACCAAAAATTGTAGACAAAAATAGAATTATATTTTTATACAACGGAACTAATGATGTTCGTAAGAATGTTATTACTCTTACAAAAATATTTACACGGGCACTCGATGGTACTGACCATACTCTTATAGTAAAAACGAATAAGAACGATAATTTGTATATATCAAAAAACATTAAAGTGATAACTGAGCGTTTATCTAATGAAAAACTGGCCGCGTTATTTAATATGTCCGATTATTGCGTTACATGTACCAGGGGTGAAGGTGTGGGATTATTACATTTAGAATCAAAATATTTTAATAAACCTATCATAAGTCATAATAAAGGGGTATTTGCCGATTTGGGTGTGGATATAATCACGTTACCTTCTACGACAACTAACATTGATTATACACACGTTCCAGAATTTTTAAAACAAGTGTTTTATGGTAAGTGGTGGGAAATAGATGAAAACGAATCTGTACAAATCATAAAATCTTTATTACATAACCATACCGGCAACTAATTTCACCTTATTTACGTAATATACGTATCCACCTATGAGAACTGCCAGAGCTAGAAGAATATAGTTAAATGACATTTTCTTGCGTTTCTTTTCCGTTTCTTCTATAATCCTCTCGGCTGCTTCTTTACTTGGGAGTTTATCAACACTCTGATGTAACATCTCTATCTTACCTATGAGAGCGTGTATAGCTTCTAATATCTGGGCTTCTTTTGTTACAGGCTTTTCTTTGTGATTCACTGTAGTCACCTCTAATACCATATACCACGCAGCATCCGGTTGCAATGTTCTGTAGTCACCGTCATCTTGTTGCTCATATATGGTAAAATGTAGTTTTTGTATAGACATAGGATTAAAGTAGTTTGTTTCGCGATTGAAACTTTTCCATTGTTTATCGCGTAAGACAATTCCATTACTCCCCGTGAAATGCCTCTCCAAAGGTACGCGTGCAAATATCTGTCCGTGACGTTCGTCTAACATTTGAGCGACTTGGGGAATATCTGGACAGACTATATCCACAAATTTAGCCACGTTCGTGTTGAGTGTGGCCGTATTTTCTCCTACTTGAGTGATATAAAAATCAACCATTTTTATACCGAGAACCTTACTAAAATCTTCGACGTGTGTATTGGATGTCAGTGATAAATCAAGCGAAAACGTATTGTTCGTTCCGGTGACGTACCTAGAATCCAGTACGATATATTGTACTTTTTTAGGTATATCGTATATCGATTCCATTCTATTATGTTCAAAGAAATAAAAAAACCTAAGTCGATCACATTTTTCCTAAAAATCAAGATGTCCGAAATCATGGAAACTCCACAACCCACCGAGATCGATCTCCTTCGTGCTGAAATTGAAACATTGCGTAAAGAAAATGAAGATTTAAAATCGAGAGTAAAACCAAAGAAAGTCAAACCCGTCAAGATCAAATGCCCTTTCATCACAGCTAAGGGTGAGCAGTGTCGTAAGTTTTGTGCGGAAGGAATGCAGACGTGTAAGGTTCACTCGAGACCTCTCAAGCCTCCCAAGAAGCCCAAACCCCCGCGCCCGAAGCGCCAGGCTTGTACCGGTATCAACATCCGCGGGAACCCTTGTAGACGTAAATGTCTCGAAGGAAAGACGTATTGTGAGAGACACGACCCGGATAACCCAATCGTTCCTAAAAAAACTAAACGGGCACTCAAAAAAACGACACCCGTACATAACCATCTCCCGGGTGAGAAACCCGAGACGCCTTGTGTGCTGTGTCAGACACACGGTGACATGTTTGATATGAACGTTACCGCAGTTCAATATGTTGAAACACCTGGTGAGGATGGAATGACTCTTAGTGAGCGTGTAGCTGAGTACGATAGAACTTAATGTGCATGTAATATATATGAGATGGAGTTTTTACATTAAAATCGTACCTTTTGGTACGTTATTATCTTTATCATCAAACTGCTATAAAAAAAATACTAGATAATATAAATGTTCACACCCATAGGAAATGTCGTATTTATCGTGGGCATGATATTTGCCCCGGTCTACGTCATAGACAAATATTTACCAAAAAAACCAGAACCCATTGCCCCCAAAAACGAAGAGTTTAACAAACCTTTCGTATTTACAGGAAGGAATAAATACTCACCAAACTTTTCTAAAAACCGTTCGTGATTATTCCATCTATATTGAACGTATACATATGTTGTAATTCCAGATCGTTTTTATGTGTATATGTATAGACCTTCACGTTTTTCTTTTTACATTCTAAGATAAACTGGTGATCTAAACACGTCCAATGTATCATCACAGCCGAAAAATTGCGTAATATCATGTCATATTCACTGTGATGATATACAGCTTCAAATGTCGTTCCCTTTTTATATTGATACGGTAAATTGAATAATATCTTACGATTAAAACTACAAAATATTACATTTCTCACGGACTTAAATTTATAAAAAAATTTTAAACTGTCCGCTATGTCCAAGTTATTTCCTTTTATATCCAACAACAATAATACATCTTCTATGTCTGGGATTTTTTCGTATAGTTCGGCTAATGTACATAATCCTTTCTTTTTTATTTCATCATACGTCATGTCACGAATAAATTTATCTTCATGATAAAGATCGTGTGCTAAAACAAGTTCACCGGTTTCGCACATTTGTACGTCTATTTCTAAACCGTCATATCCTCGATTAACTGCTTCCCTGATAGATTCTAAGCTATTTTCTCTATATTTTAACGAAAATCCTCGATGAGCTATACATAACATATCTTACATTATTCAGATAAAATTAAACGAACTTAAAATAAATCGTAGATAACGAATTAGAAAATGTCTCTCGGTCTCGTCGGCCTCGGTGCCATCGGCGGAAACCTTGCAATCAACATCCAAAAGTCTAATAATCTTCATGTTTACAATCGAACACCCGAACAGATTAAAACTCTCGAAGATTCATATGTAAATATCCATGGCCATCATTCTATAGAAGATATGGTTTCTGAAATGGAATCTCCTCGAACTATTATTACAGCACTACCCCACGGTGAGGTAACAGATTCTGTGGTGAAACAGTTGAGTAAGTCTCTAAGTGAAAACGATACAATCATCGATTGTTCTAACGAGTACTATAGGACGTCCAGAAATCGTGGTGCATATTGTCAGTCAAAGGGGATCAATTATATGGGTGTAGGTCTATCCGGTGGCGCCGAGGGTGCGCGAAAGGGTCCAGCTCTTATGATAGGATCCACGTGGGATACATTCAAACATAACGAACCACTGTTCAAATCAATCGCCAAAAGTTATGCCTATATGGGTGTTGATTATGGCGTTGGTCATTTCACCAAAATGGTTCATAACGGTGTAGAGTATGGTATGTTACAGGGTATTGCCGATGTATTCGCGTACTGCAATCAAGATAAGTTTTATATGTCGCAAGTACTAGATGCAGCTAACGATATTGACATTGACGGTTATCTTTTATCTTCAGCTAGAGATGTACTCGATAGCTATAAAATAAATAAGATTGCGGATGTGGGTAATATGAACAATACGGGTTTGTGGTGTTCGCAAATTGGTTTAGAATATGGAATTCCTACACCCGTTATTAATTCGGCTGTGACTGCACGATTTACGAGTCGATACATTAAAGCGTATAACGCTTGTCAGCATCTAAACTACGCATTTGATGCACAAGTAGGAGTAAATGCGTTACGGTTCGTGTTTTCTACCTCTATTTTGGAGGGTTTTGATTTAATGAATACGCGACATGTGAAAGATGAAAGTATCAAAAGGGCCTGGTCTTCTGGTACTATCATTGATTGTCCCATGATCGACGGTGATCATCGATCTATTTTGGAAGAGACTGTAAATGATGCTAGGATTCTAGTTATGTATTGTAATTCTGTTGGTATCCCATGCCCGGCTATTCAAGCCGCGCTTACCCAATACGATTTTACACATCAGACGTCGACGTCTATGAAGTTTATCATGGCACAAAGAAATTATTTTGGTCAACACGAAATTATGGAAGCGTGATCCCAGAGATGTCCTATCTCTTCTTCTTTCAAAAAGAATTCCTTATTTTTAATTTTGATCTGCCTGAGTACATTTTCATACGCACAACCACCTTCATTTAAATCCCATAATTCGTTGTTTATTAAAATGTTTTTTTCTTCTTTTTGAACCATTTTGGCCATGTCAGCTTCTAGATAAATACCCATATAGTCCATAGAAATTCTGCATTGTGTGGGGGCTGTACCGTTATAGTCTAAACTTCTGGAAAGTTGTAACACGTCTGGTTTGATTGAACTCATTTCTCTTAGTACTTTTTCACGTTTCACGCGCAAATGTTTAGCTATGATAGTAGCAAATAGTAGAACGCAATGACTTTGATACATGTCTCCTATTATACCAACTGTGTCAAAGTAATTGACTCTTTCATTCATATCACCTGTTTCGTATATTTTGATTTTTATACTTTCTAGTTTAGCGGGTGTTCGAATATATTGTAAAATATCTTTACCCAGATAATGATCATTGTATAACACCTTTATGTTATTGGTTTCAATAAAAGATTTGATTCGTTCAAAGTCGTATCTAGAGTGTCCGTGTGGTTTTTCGAGTATATAGGTTGGATCAACTATACCGAGATAAGGTTCCACATTTTCACAAAAGTTATGTGTGGGAATGGCCATGTAAGCGACTACATCTGTTTCATCTTTTAGATGATCCAAGTTCGCTACTTCCCGTCTTGATATCGGAGTGTATGAACACCCCAACTTCTTTAAACCGGGTATGATTCTAGATTGAGCCAGATGGCCCCTGGCACCAAACACTAAACAATGATTCATTAATCACTAATAGTAGACGAACATATTTTTTTTGTGGTGGTTTAAAAAAATAAAGCGTGATTACCATAAGTTGATGCAATGAAATATTGTACCGTGACGTGTTATATGACGAGAGGTCCAGAAATAGAGAGTGACAATCATACATGCGCCGAACGCAAACTTTTAAAACAATTATATAATGAGTGTATGAAGAGTGGATATAAACCTCATCAATTTACATCATGGTTACACAGAAAATATGGTGAGTTAATAGTATCGAGAAGAACTATATTTGGTGATAGTATATCTATGCCGTGTGTGATTTGTAGAAAATTTTTACAAAAACACGACGTTAGATGGATGGCACATGACGGGTGTAGATGGGTTCATAGCACAAAAACGGATGATTTACCAGTTTCTAGACCCACAAGAAAACAGATAGAAACTTTAGGATTTTGTAATTAACCTAAGTTCATCCCGAGACGGTATAAAAGTAAAGATGAACATCTTCTTTCTTTCGCTAGACCCCAAGGAGATCGCAGAACTATCTTGTGACCAACATGTGATAAAAATTCAACTCGAAATTTGTCAGATGTTGTACACCGCGTGGTTCTATTCTGGCGAAGAAGATATCGTACAAGCCAACGCCCCGTTTACCAAAACGAAGACTCGCAGGGGGTACAAACCCGCCCACAAGAAACACCCTATGACCATGTGGATTGCTTCGAGTTTACAAAACTATTTGTACGCGTGTGACATTGGCATCGCTTTGAGTGATGAATACACCAAGCGATACGGTAAAATTCACACGTGCGCTGAACATTTGTATTGGCTTCGCGATAATCACCCTTCGTTTTTCGAAGAACATATCAGTGATACCGCATACTATTCAACTGAAGGTATTCCAGAGTGTATGCCAGAACAATACAAAACTCCGAATGTGGTTGAAGCATATAGGCAGTATTATATCAACGACAAAGCACCGTTTGCGCGATATAAAACTGGATGTCCATCTTTCATCGAGGGGTATGTAAGCTAATCAAGTATTACAAAGTCGTAAAATGTATTTATCTTGTATGTATTCACGAGATCTACGAATTTTCGTTCGTCTTCGTCGAGTGTTGTAAAGTTTAGTGTAGACTTGTGTATGACTTTTTTTAATGGTATGTTTACGTTATCGAAATAATCAAAAAGTTGCTGAATCGCGTCTGGGTGTAACAGGTCCATTCCCATCTTAAATTTAGTAGTAGAAAATGTGTACCTGTACCCATCATAGTCGAGAAGGTTTCCTTTAATAAATCGTTCCGTAGGACTCACGGGATTTTTACCTATTCTATCAGATTGATTTTCCGTTTCAAATAAAACGTTAAAACCATGGACGATTTTTTTTAAAAAATTTCGTTTAGAATCTGAAATCGACATTACTATTATACAGAAAAAAATTCTTAATAATAGTAATGATCACCTTAGCAGTGACGATACTTTTGATCGTACTGTTTTTGGTCTTGACACGAAAACAGCGATCAGAGTATTATGAAGAGGGTATAGGTCCGTCGGATATTGAGATGGGTCCTTCAGAAGATGCTCCAGTCAGACCCAGATCTCTCGTTCATAAAATCAAAAAAGGTATCAAAAAAATAGAAGAGAAACGAACACAAGATGTAGAACTTCACGATCTGTTTTTAAAACAGATAGATATGAAAGCAGCTAAAAAACAGGGTGAACAGGGCGAAGTTAAAGAGGATATAAAGGTGGGTGTTAAAGATGAGTTAGAATTTATTAAAAAATATACGAACGCGATAAAAGATAAAATTTACGAAAACAAAACGTTACCAGAAGATGAAACGTATGATATAGTGGCAGAAAGTGCCCACGACGCCTTACGGGCTGATATTAACGAACAACTCGTGGTAAAAGGGAAAGAATATCAAAAAAGGCAGGACGAGGAACTCGTATTACGGACGGAACAGAGACAGAAAATGGATCAGGAGGTATCAGATACCCGTATTGTAGAAGCGGATTTGAGGACCGGAATTGAATCGTTAAATGTATTCGAATCGCAAATAACGTCTGATGCAGAGGCGATAGAGGCTGGTGAACTACCCACAACCGATTTGGGTCAAGACGTATTAATGTCTAGGGGTGACGAAGCTATCACGACGTCAACACCATATACACAGAATATGGCTTCTATATTTGCTAGCGCGAGTTTAGCTCCCGATGGCGGATGGAATGATGGTCAAGTAGAAGACACAGACGTGGATGCAAGTGATATTGAAACTCCCACACCACCAAAAGACAAACCAGAAAAATTAATTCAATTTTCAGAGGTTGGTAATGTTTTTGAAGATTATTATGCTATTCAAGATCCAAATGGTTATTGGTCCGAACATGGTCATAAACCCATAGATCCAGACACTGGTGAATGGAGGAGAGAAAAGGTGCAAATGAAAATTAGTTGTGGACCGATGGTGCAGCATGGATATTATCGTGATTTACATGTTAATGATGAAACCTTTTGGGAAAATTCTAAAAAGGCGGCCTTCAACATGTTGAGTGTTTTCGGCATGGGCCAAAGCAGCGACAAGCCTTTTGAAGGACCCGGTGGTATGCGTCGTGATTCTCGGTATGCGAAACATTTCTATTCGAGACCCGTAATCACAAAGGGTGGAGGGGGTGGTGCGATCGATGATAAGAGTGACGCATGTTTACCACCACCAGGAGGAGGGGCATATGGTAAGGCGTGGGCCGCAACTTTTGAAGAATGCGCAGACGCGTGTGAAAAAAATGACAAATGTTCCGCGTTTTCAATTGATCCTATTTTCGATTCGGAAACAGGTGTGTATAGTAGATCCCTTAGCGAAGATGAGGGTAAACCATTTATGTCACTTACGGCCGGTCCAGATAAAATTGGTGATACCCCTAATAAATTTAAAAATAAGTATTGGTGTAAACTACAAAAGTATGGCGCAAGAAGATTTGATATTGGGACGTTTAGTGGCGAAACCATATTTGCTAAATATGAAGATGGGTACTTAAAAGATCCACTGATAAAAGAGCATATATCTAAAAAGATCGACGCAAATACTTCAGATATAGCTGGTCAAGGTGATTTTGCACACCCCAAATTTCCCCGAACATGCGACGAGTCTCCTTTAAGAAGTGAAGTATCCAAATTTGCTGGGGTAACCCCGTGGGCGCCAGAAGACTGGTATACCGGGTCTTATTCCTACAGTGTTAGAGATAGGTCACGCGAGGGGGGAGTCGAAGAGGCGAGTAGGACGTATGGAAAAAGTGATAAACATAGAAGCGAGTTACCAAAGAGCATTCTAGATACTTATGCACTCCCAGCCGATTCCGCGAGATTCACAAATGCATCGTGGGTGTACCCAGATGTTGATGGAGCTTGTAAAAATGGTGGTAAGAATGAACTTACAGCGTTCCCGGGTAAATTCAGAATAGATGATGAAGCTGATCCAAATACACAGATTCCAATAGGATGTCCCATGCAATTTATACGTACCAACAAGTGGAACCGTGGTGGGCGCGGGACGGATATGGAAACGGTGACTGGTGGCTGGCGTGAATCCAGAGACGAGGCGAAACCAAACCCATTCAATCTCGGATGGGTTAATCATGGTGTCGGGGAAGGGACAAACGTTATAAGAAATAAAATAAGATCGGGAACGGATGATAGATACGGTTACAGTACATATAATAAAAACCTCAGTGATACACCACTTGTCGGTGATGATTATAGAAGTTTAGTTTTACCAGGTAAAACGGCAATTCCTAGCTGCCCCGATGGATACGCCGTGCGAACCGAAAATCAGCCGTATTGTGATCCAGATACATTAACTCTTTCAACACCATTCGCAAAATGTGAACCCATCTTGGAACAGGGTGGTTGTGTCGCTAAAGAAAGTAAACATCAAAATATATGCAGTTCTCTTACTGAGCGTAAATGTTTGACTACACCTCTTGATGCGGATCAATTAGGAATGCCAAAGTTAGATACTCAGACAAGTTTAAGTAAATTACAAGGTGGCCTCTTCCCCGACGGGCGGAAGCGTGGGAAGTGGTCTGAATTGGAGGAGATTACAAACCCATTTTGGACTCAAAGTATTAATGGTAAAATGAGTTCCGAAGTATGTGAATGGAATCCACATACATTCTACGATGGTCAAGTATCCAGAACAGCTGAATACGATGGTAAGAAGTTCTGGATTTTACACAGAAGAGGTCAACGTGGAACGTGGTCAGTGGGACAGCCTTCAAATTTCGAGTTTACAGCTCCCAAATGGAATTGGGATACTGGGGGTTATGATCCTACATATAAAGATTGGGCTAAATTTTTTGATGATAAAGGTAAGATTGTACTGTATAATATTGATCGTACCGTTAATCAAGATGCCGTAAAGTATCAGGCAGCGGTGCTTGAGAAAATGGGTGGTGATTTTAAACCGACAGAAATACCCGTTATTTATTTTAAAATGGATGAAAATACCGGAGGACCAGTCGCCGAGGATCTTGCAAAAAAGGCGGCGTTAGGTTTCTTTGGTGATGACGTCGAATAAACAGATCCTGGTTTAACGTATACAAATTTAAGAATGTGTCGTGAGCCATCAGTTATTTCGGAAACCATGTGTGGTGCTCCGTTCGCTCTAACATATAAAATACTATTAGGCTTAGGTTCTAATGACTGTATTTTACCTGTTATCGGTTGTTTCCATTTAAACGTCATATCGGATGTGTTATCTATCGTGTATATCAGTTCGTATTGTTCCGGAACATATAATTGTGTATCCGAATGCCAATTCATGTGTCCACCCATACCATACACGCGGTATTCGACTGGGACGTCTACGCTTAATTCGTACCCACGGAATCCTAGTTTAGTTTTAACTTCATCGGAATCTAGCAATTTGTATATATCATGTGTTGGATCTATGTAGAAGCATTTCCTTTTGACATTATTAGGAATATCTTCATCAACGAGATGAGATGTAAATTCTGAACAATCATTTTTTATTTTTTCATGAACAAATTTTTCAAAAAAATTAGTAGAGTAAAATATTTTTTTATTTTTATACTCGAAAATCAAAAATATTAGAAGCACCAGAATTAAGATCACGACAAAGAGCTTCATCTTGAAATCACGAAAGAAAAAAACCTAAGTCGATCTCACGTTTTGTAAATTTTCAACTTAAAAGTCGACCAACATGGAAGAACTTCAAAGTCTTATGGCCTGCCTCGACGACATCTCCAGCAAGATCGGAGATGGCATGTACTTGGACATGGCTGACAAAATGAAACGCATCCACGATAAGCTCAATGGCAACAAGCCATTCCACGAGGACTCTTTCTATTACTCCTCCGACAACGAGGACAGCAACAGTGACGATGACAGTGGCTACGACAGCGACTACAACGAGCGAGCACGCCGACAGGTCGCCATTCAACTCATCAGGGATCATCTTCTGGATTATGTGAGGAGCATGCACCAGACGTGGGCGCAACTTCAGGGGTGGGAAAAGGAGGTGAAGAAAGTGATCCCACTTATCAAGCGCATGACTGCGGCGCGGAAGCAGCGGGCTATTCGGAGATGGTGTGAAAGGAGCCGCGGCTGGCGCCCCGGTGGTACTGCTGGGGATCTTATTGGATGTGGTCCCATCGTCACTGGGTCTATCTTCTGGAGTTGGAAAAACCTGATGGAAAATGGTCTTCATGCGATCGTGATGGAAATTGGAACGGAGGAGGAGATTGAAAAGGCGAAGAGGGGTTTCGTGGACTACGACGACCTTTCCCTTGCAACGCTTCGAAAACTTCCCGTGTTCGAGAAGAAGATTTACGACGACTACCAGTACGGCTACAACGAGGAGATTCTTAAAAATCGTCGTGAAGCGAATGCGAAAGTTCGTGAGCATGAAGAATTTATGCAAAGGTGGGAGATGCGCGCGAGGGAAGAGGAAAACAAGTTGAGGGAACTTGGTGCCCGTGTCTATGATCGTGATAGATGGGACGCGGA